ATGTGGAGATGCCCCTCAAAAAAACGGAGGGACATTTTGTTTAGCGACCTACCGGGGGGTATGCCGCTTTTTGTTCACGATAGGCGTACCCCCCACCTGGGGTTGATCCAGTTGATGCGTGAGTGAACTTTGTTTGACTTCAATCCGTTGCATCTGTTACATGCGGCGAGTAGGTTGCTGGGGTCCGCGCTGCCGCCCATTGATGCTGGGATGATGTGGTCGACGGTGTCTGCCTCGGCTCCGCAGTATGCGCAGGTGTGTGCGTCGCGTTCGAGTATGGCGAGGCGTAACGTTTTCCAGTCGCTGGTCTTTAGGTCTGGTCTGCTCTTAGCTGGCATTAGACGATTGCCATTCTGTCGAATTGTCCTGCTGGTCGGGTGATGAACGTGAGCACACCACGCCTACCAACTGCACCCTGCTTCTGTTTGAACCATGTTGATTCGGACTCTAGTGCTGGTGTGCAGATGATTAGCCGGTCTCGTCGGCTGCTTATTTGGAACTCGTGTTCGTGGCCGTGTATGAGGATGTGACCTGCACCTGCCGCATGGTTGTTGAACGTCTGCTTCTCCCACCATTCCATTGCTTTACCACGTGACCATTGGTGACCGTGGATTAGCACGAAGTTTGTGCCGTTTACTTCGAGTACCAGGTGGTCCTCGTCTTTGCCGGGGACGTAGATCTGAACATGTCCGTATCGTGCCGGATTGAGTGCCATCGCCTCACCGACTGCGATTGTCGATTCAGTAGCGTGACCGTCGCTTGCATCAGTAGTTTGGAAACGCTGTATGTCATCGTGATTGCCGTTGACCACACCAACAGTAATGCGCGGTGCTTCAATGAATGTGTCAATGGTCCGTAAGAGCATTCGCCTAAACAGACGTAACTGTTCCGAGACAGTGAGGTCAGAGCGGTAAAAGTTTCTGCCCCCTTGAGACTGATTCCCCTCAAGGTGATCGCCGAGTCCGGCAATGAGAACACTTGGCCGTCCACTGGCCACCCATGTTGTTCGAGCTGTTGCCAGGCTCTGCGTCCACGCACGGATGATTCCGTCGGTTCCGTCACCGTCGGGTTTGCCAAGTTGCGAGTCTCCCATTGCGAATACGAATAGGTCGTCTGTTGTTTGTTCGACACGTTTGGTTGCCTTTCTTTTGGTGAGTTGTATTAGATCGTCGACTAGGGATTGGCGGTCTACTCGTTTGCTGATTTTGAATGTGTATGACCATGCGCCGCGTGTGACGGCTGGTGTTTTTTTGCCATCGTCGTCTTTGGCGATGTCTCTGGTCCATGCGTTTGGGTTGTATTTTGCTGTGAGCATTGTGGCCACATAACCGTCGGGGATTGTTCCGCCGCGTCCGGTGATGAAATCGTGTAGTTGTTCGTGTGCTAGTTCGCTGTCGGTTATGGCGGTGACTATGGATTCGTCGCCTGTGGCGTTCCATTCTTGTGTGAATACCGCAGCACCCCGAGTATCAGGAGTTCTCGGGGGCTGTGGGGTATTCAGCAGTTCGTCAAGCATCAGGGTCGAGTTGGTCCTGAATGATTTGTGGGTCGTATTCGGCGTCGTTGGGTAGTGGTGCTGGTTCGATTCCGACGATTTGGCAGACTACTTTGAGCTGCAGGTTGATTGCGTCTATCATTTTTTCGATGTCGTACATGCTAGCCATTGGTGATGTTCCTTTCGCAGGTTCGGCATTCGCCGCGTCGGTGTGATCGTACGGATGATTCTTGGTTGGGGCATCCGATTGCGCGGATTGTGCGCCAGATGTGGCGTGTGGGGATTTGTTCGTTGTCCATGGCTTTCCAGAATGATGCCTGGTCGTCCTCGGTTAGTGTGGTGAGCCATGCGGCGAGTCGGCATTGTTTGCCTGTGGGTGGTGGTACGTCGTTGAGTATGTCGTCGAGTGTTTTCATTGTGCGGCCTTGATTGAGATGACGACGATGATGGCGATGACTGCCCAGATGGTTGCTCCGGTCATGACGATGATTCCGCGTTGTTGCCAGAGTCGTCGTTGGTACATGCGCATTTTGTACGATTTAGACATTAGAACGGTGCCGCCTGGTTCGTTGCTGGTGTGGCCCATTCGTTGTTTACGTCGGGTGAGGCTACTTCGGGTCCGCGTAATACTTTGACGATTGGGTTGTTGACGTTTAGATCCTGTGAGTGTTTGGTTGCACCCTGGTATTCGTATTCGCTGATTTTGCTGGAGAATTCTCCGGTGACTTCGACCAAGCTGGAGAACTCTGGGGTTGGGATTGCCCAAACTTTCCATTTTTTGTCAAAGGTTCGACCATCATTCAGTCGGATTGTTTCGAGGAGTATGAAGCCTCGGTCGCCGAGTGGTTTGTCGACGATGCCTTCTATTTTGATGAATGCCATTTCTATTTTCCTTATCTGTTTTCGCCGTAGCGACGACCGTACTGAATGATTTGGTCGTGGTTGTGGTTTCCTATGGATCCTGTGGCCAGCAGGTATTCGGCTAGGTGTCCGAAGCTGTCGATACGGCCTCTGATGTATTCGCGGATTAGGTGTTCGCGGTCTATTTCGTTTATTGCGTTTACTTTTTCGAGCTGGAGTAGCAGGTGTTTGTATGCGCCTATTACTTTTGGTGATTGTGGAGTGTTCATGTTGTGTCCTTTCTCCTTAGTTCAGCGTAGCAGGTTTCGCATTGGGTTTCGTAGTGTGTTGTGTGTTGCTGGCATTGTGGCGTGTCGCCGCCGGAGGCTTGGGCGACCGTCGCAACATTATGATGATCTCTTTGTAGTGAGGCGGTCGCCCCCTGGCCTGGGGCCGGGGCGCCGCCGAACGTATTTGTTCTTATCTGTTCTTTATCTGTTTGGAGGACATGGGTGTCCGCCCTAACATGTCTCATATGTCCGCCCTTGATGTCGTAAATGTCCGCCCCAGGGAGGACATGGGTGTCCCCCCTGACAGAGTTATCCACAGGATTATCCACGTCGATTACGTACTTGTTTGTGCCGTATCGGCCTGCCTGTTTGTGGGTTTTGAGGACACCCTCGGTTTCGAGTTCGCGGATGATTCGACGTGTGTGCCGGATGGATGCGCCTGCTTGTAATGCGACGGTTGTCACAGAGGGCCATGCGGCGTTACCTTTAGCCTCGTTCACGTAATCTGCCAGGATGATGAGGATGAGCTTGTGCATGCCATCTACCCGATCGGAATGGATGACCTTTTTGACAAGTTTGAAACTCATGAGAGCGTGTTGATTAGTTTGACAATGTTGGCGCGGTATGCGCGGAACTCCTCTGGGAATGACTTTTCGATTAGTTCTATGACTCGTTGACGTTCCTCGGCTGCACCTTTGCATCGTGCGCATATGTCTGCCGGAATGTGGTGGGCCTCGCAGGGCTTACCGTTGCTCATGTTGTCTCCAAAGTGGAATCCCCCGAACCTGCTAGCACAGGCCGGGGGAAGATTAGGGGGTCGTGCTAGCGACTGTCAGCCATCATAGTCGTCTAAACCGATAACCGATACTGTGGCCAGCATGTTTTCGGTCACGTCGTGTTTCATAACACCCAACGAATACACTTGGTGGTCGCCGTCAGAGAATGCCCCAGCTCGTTGCATGCCGTCGAGTATGGACTTTGCCAGGTTGTCTACGTCTTGTTTGGCGTGACGATCAGTGTAGACGTTGATGGTGACTCGTAGTTTGCCGTTTAGTGCGAGCATGCCAAACTTGTCGTTCCATGCCCCTGCAACCATCTTTTCGTAATCAACGGTTGTTTTGGGTGTGTAGACACCGCCCGACCGTGTCATGCGCGGCCTACCTTTGGGCACTGCGCGACCGGGGATGGTGAACGTGAGTAACTTACCCATTGAGTGCTTTTTTGCGGGCTGTGAAGTCGGCGATGAGTTTGGTGGAGTCTCCCGTGTCGACGGATTTTGCCCAGAGTGCTTCGAGTTCTTTTAGGTTTGCACAGTTTTGTATGTCGTTTGCGGTGATTTGCGCCTCGGATGGTGCGCCTCGTTCGGCTTTCTGCATTTCTGTGCGTGATGCGCGGTGCTTTGACGTGGTGAAGTTTGCGGTTGCCAGGGCACGACCAATCGCGCTGGTCTCTGCGTTCTCGTATGCGCTGGTCATGTTTGCCCCAGCACCGCCATCAATCTCGAACGCGAGTCCTGTTCCGCGAGGCCGTACCTCGTCAATGTCAAACCACACTTCGGCGTATACGCGCCACTGTTTGCGTTCGCGGTCGGCATCGGTGGTGAGGTCGCGTGTGATGATTGCGCCTCGGTCAAATCGTTTCCAGAATGCCTCAATGCGTTCTTGGACTGTGGCATAGTCAGCGAGGTTGAAGCGAGCCATCTTGCATCTCCTTGTAGTTGTTGTAATCGGTTATGAATCGTTGCGCCACTTCGACGAGCTGCGCGATCATAGTTTGGTCGCGTTCCATGATGATGTGTTTTGGTTCCATCCATGCCGGAACAAACTCACCATTATTGTTCTCTGTGCGCAGTAGCCAACCAAACACACACTTTTGTGCGCCAGTGACGTGCAGTTGCCATTGGACCTGTCGACGGTACTGAATCGGGATTGCGCTGCCGTCCCAATCCTTACCTGTTGTTTTGACTTCGGCAATGATTGACCAGTCGTCGTTCAGGCCGTCTGGGGTTGCCAGGTGCCAACGGTAGTCACCGTCCCCACGAATAAGCCAATCGTTAGGTCGTATCTTGTATTCGGGTGGCAGGCCGTTGACAATCCATGCCTCATAGTCGCGACCAAACTTCATGTACGCATTGTCGACGACTTCGTTGTCCTCGGGGAATAATGCGTTTTGTAGTTCAGCGTCGTACCCTGCTGGACCTGACGCGGCTTTGGCGACCGTTGTGGCACTGACACCGTGTTGGCGTGCTTTGTACCATTCGTCAGTCAGCGACCGCGCCACCATCCTGGAGTTGTTCATAGATCCGTGCCCCTTTCTCAAGCATGACTTGAGTAAAGTTTGACATACGGGTCTGACGTAATATGCGCATTGTGCGACGATACGACCGAACTTCGGGTTTGAATGAGTCGCGTTGAATTGCTTGCCGTGTCATGTGGAAGCCGGACATGCGTTTTTTGAGTTCAGCAATATGTTTGGCTCGTGCTTTATGTTCCGCCAGAGTCATTTCTGCGCGGAGTCGTGCCAGCTCGTCACGGACTATGTCGACGTGAGGCCAGCGTTCACTCTGCGGATCCATAGACCATCATTGCCCAACCGATGAATGCAATTGCGAGTGCCCATGATGTGCCGGAACACACCATCACCGTGCCTATGACGATGATGGTGCGCCCCAGGTTGAATACTTGTTGCTTAGGCATATTAGCGTTCGCAGATTTCGCAGTTGCAGTCCCAAGCGGCGATGATTGCGCGAGCCTCGACGAGAGTCATGTCGCCGCCTGCCATGTGGTCTGCTTCGTCGTAGGTGAGGATGCCTTGTGCTGCCATGTGCCAAACTTCGCGCTCGGTAAAGTATGCGAGGTCGAAACTTGATTCTGCTTTGATGTTGTGGTGCTGGATAAGGGTGGTGATGTTCATTGTTTGTCCTTTGCTAGGTGAGCTTGCGCTCTCGGATGTAATGACACTATCACACCAATACAGTTTCCGCAACACTATCCGCGAAAGTTTCCGCAACTAATTTATGGGACACAAAACAGGGGCAGTCGCCCCCTAGAACGACTGCCCCACCCGACCAGGGAGAAAGGTTAGAACCTAGCCGGGGACAATGTCACGCTTGGATTGTGCAAACACTTTCTCTGGATCAACAAACTTGCCCTTTTGCTGAACCGCAAA